CGTTGAAGACCTAGAGGACTTTGGCGACGGCGAGGCCGCTGTCTGGGCGCGCTGGCAAGCAGAAGATCGCGTCGCGGCCAAGGAGGAAGAGCGCTGGCAGAAACGCGCCCGCGAGGTCATCAAGCGTTATCGTGACGAGCGCGGCAACAACGACTTACGCAACGTCCATCGCTTCAACATCCTATGGTCCAACGTCCAGACGCTCAAGCCGGCGCTTTACGCGCGCACGCCGAAACCTGACGTGCAGCGCCGATGGTTAGACCAGGACGATACCGGGCGCCTCGCTAGCATCCTGCTCGAACGCGCGATAAGCTACAGCCTGGACAACAGCGACTTTGATCTGGTGATGGAGGCGGTGGTCGAGGATCGGCTGCTGCCCGGGCGTGGCGTCCCGCGCGTGCTATATGTGCCAAGCTATGGCGACGAAATCGAACCGCGATCGTCCGAAGAGTTCGAGGAAGCGGACAGCAACGCGGCCACGGTCGCCGGCTCTGGCGACAAGCCGGCCCCGCTGCGCGAGGTGGTCCACGAAGAAGCGCGCATGAATTACGTGTTCTGGGAGGACTACCGGGAAAGTCCGGCTCGCACGTGGCGCGAGGTATACTGGGTCCGCTATCGTGCCTATATGAACCGCGAACAACTGATTGATCGGTTCGGCAAGAAGAAGGGCGGCAAGGTCAATCTCGACTTCGCCGCGAAGGCATCCGATCGTCAGACCGGCGACAAGCAGGCGCCCCCGGACATTTTCAAGAAGGCGATCGTCGATGAGTTCTGGGACAAGACGACCGGGAAGGTGATATGGCTCGCGCCCGGCACACCGGACGTGGTGCTGGATGAGGTTGATGATCCGTTGAACCTGCCGGACTTCTTTCCGTCGCCAGATCCGCTCCTTGCCACGACCACGAACGACAAGCGCATCCCGGTGCCGGATTATATCGAATACCAGGATCAGGCGCGGGAACTGGACACGCTGACGGGGCGCATCGACACGCTCACGCGGGCGCTGAAACTGTCGGGTGTCTATCCCGGCGAGCAGAAGCAGGTGCTTGAGCAACTGATCAGCCCGGACATCGAGAACAAGCTAATCCCCGTCCTCGACTGGGCGGCATGGAACGATAAGGGCGGCCTGACGAACTTCATTCAATGGATGCCAGTGAAGGAGATTGCCGAGACGCTGATCCAGCTTTACGCGGCGCGGGACAAGACGAAGGAACTGCTTTACGAGATCACCGGCATCGGCGACATCATGCGCGGCGCCACGTCACCGATCGAGACGCTTGGCGCGCAGCAACTGAAGGCCAACTTCTCGACCCGCCGTGTGCAGCCGCAGCAGCGCGCCGTGGCGCGGATCGCGCGGGACAGCATCCGGTTGATCGGCGCCGTGATCGCGGAACACTTTTCGCCGCAGACAATCTCGATGATCACCGGCTATCCGCAACTCGAGCCCGTGCCACAACTTGGCCCGCCACCGCCGCAGTTCCTGCCGGCACCGATGCCAGCACCGGCGCCCCCGGCCAATGACCAGACGGCACCCGCGTTGCCGCCCGAGGCAGCGGCACAGTTACAAGAGGGCAGAGTCACGCGGTTCGGTAATGGCCAGCGGTGGACGAAACAGAACGGGCAACCAAGGATGGCATCATGAGCGGTTCTGCCGAGTTTGATCTTTTTCTTCTGATGGTCGGTCTTGTGGGGATTATATGGAATCTCATTCTTTGAAGAGTGTGGCACCATGAGCGCGTCCCTTCAGCCCGATTGGCAGGTCGCCGAGCACGAGCCATCAGCGGAGGATCACGCCGGCGCGGCGGCCGGTCATGCCGGCATGGCGGCGCACCACGCCTCGCAGGCGGAATTGCACAACCGCTCGGCCATGGTCGCCGCGCAAGACGCGCAAGAGGCTCACGGGCGCGCCCAGGCCGCCCATGACGGCACGGCGCAACAGGTGACGGCGATGGTCGCGCACATGGATGCGTGGCGCCAGCATATCGAGGCCGTGGCGACACAGGCCGAACAGCACATGCAAGCGGCGATGGACGCCGCGAACCACGCGACCGGGCAGGCTGGCCAGATGGCGGGGATGCTGGATATGCAGCGCGAGACATTGGCGGCGTTTCAGGCCATAGCCGAGGCATTGCGCGGCGGCAGACCACAACAGGAGGGGGATGCCGCTAATGGCATGGACGGCGAACCTCGATAGCTTCGAACGGTCCTCCTCCGGTCTTGGCGTGGTGGCGCATGTCACGTTCACCGATGGCACGCTCGCGACCACGGAGGCCATCACGGTCGATTGCATGACGGCGCAGAGCCTCGCGAACATCGTGGCGGATCGGTTGGCGGGGTATCAGTCCCGCGAGGATGCCATGGCGACGCTGGCGGTCGGACCGATTACCCCTGGGATCAAATCGAGCGAGCAGCAGCTACGGGATACACTGGCCACGGCGCGAGATTTGTTGAAGCAGTCCGGAACCCCGTTCGCGGCGCAGATTGATGATGTGCTGACCACGACGGCGCCCACGCCTGTTCTGGCCATGGCGACGTCGCCGGCGGCGAAGGTGTCGGCATGAGCGGTGCCATGATGCCACCGCCTCAACCTGGACAACCGAATCCAGGTATGAATCCAGGTATGAATCCAGCGATTCCAGGTATGAATCCAGGTATGGGTGGTCCGGTGGGCGTTCCGCCCGGTGCGCAACCGAACCCCGCCTTCGCGCAATGGATGCAGGCGTATCAGCAGCAACAGACCGTCGTTCAGGAGAACGCCAAACGCACGGCGCAGTTCGAGGCCGCGTGCGCGCTGATCAAGAAGGACGGGATACGCGGCTTCAAGCTGGACATCGAGGCCGACAGCACGATCGCGCCGGACGAGCAGGCCGAACAGATGGCGCGGGTCAACTTCCTGCAACAGATCGTGCCCCTCATTCAGCAGATCACGCCGATTGCCCAGGGCAATCCGGCCATGGCGGAACTGGCGTCGGAAATCGCCATGTTCGCGGTGCGCGGGTTCCGGGTGGCGCGGACGCTGGAGGAGTCGTTCGAGAAGGCGTTTCAGGTGCTCGGCCAGATGCCCCCGCAGCCGCCGAAGGGCGCGGGCGCCGGGTCGCACGTCGATCCGCAGCTTGAGCAGGCTAAGTTACTAGCGCAGGTCCATGACACGCAGACCAAGGCACAGACGGACATGGGCGTGGCGCAAACCAAGGCGCAGACGGACCAACTCGCCATCGCCCAGAAGGCGCAACAGGCGCAGTTGACGGCGCAATCGGCGCAGCAGCGTGCCGAGGCCGAAGCGCAGCACAATCAGGCGCAACTCGCCATCGAGGCGGAGAAGACGCGATCGAGCGAACGGATCAATCAGGCGCGGATGCTGAAGATGTCGGCGGCGAGCGGATCGGGGTTGGTGTGATGGACGAAACACCTGCTACTCGTCTGCCCGATCTGGCCGCCGAACTGGATATGTTCAACGAGGAACGGCGCCGGCTGCTGCGCGGCAAGCCGATCGACCCCGAGGGCGAGGAAATGCTGATGCCGGAGGACAGGCGGGAATGAGGCGTCGCTATGTGTACGATCAAACTCTTGATGCGATGGTTGAGATCGGCGTGGGATCGAATTACCCGCGCGATACGCCGTCCGGCCTGCAAATCATCCGCGACATCGAGCCATACCGAACCGCGGCATCCGATGTGGCGAGCGACGGCAAGCGGGTGGTGATCGGCTCGCGCTCCCGACACCGCGAGTTCTTGCGGGACAATCGGTATGTCGAGGTCGGGAACGAGGTTCCGAGCAGCGGGCCGATGCCTCAGTTGTCCACGCGGGAGGAGCGGGTCAACGATATCCGGCGCGCGATGGGAGATTTTGGCAGCCGGATAAGGGATTGATTTTTCAAGGGAAAGATTGACAGATCGCGAATCTCGGTTTTATAGACGAATAACAGGACGGAGACACCAGTGCCACCGGACGATCAGACGGCATCCGACACGGAACAACCCGTTGATCTGAACGCGCAACTCAACGCCGCGTTCGATGAGGCGATGGCGAAGAACGACGCGCCGGAGGATGGCGAAAAGGCTTCTGGTGACAGGCCCCGGCGCCCGGATGGACGGTTCGCGAAGGCCGAGGAAGCCGCCACGGATGGCGGGACCGAATCGGAAACCAAAACGGAACCAGAGACTCCAGCCGAATCGGCGGTAAAGCCGGAAGCGACGCCAACCACGCATGAACCGCCGGCCAACTGGTCAGAGACCGACAAGGCGGCGTTCAAGACGCTGCCCACCGAAGCGCAATCCATTCTCCTGAAGCGCCACGGCGACATGGAGTCGGATTATACGAGAAAGACCCAGGCCATCGCGGCGTTTCGGCGCGACTACGAGCCGGTGCAGCAGATGATGGCGCCGTTTGAGCAGCAGATCCGGAACGCCGGGTTCACCCCGGCGACGCTCATCCAGGCGTGGGCCAAGGTCGAGCGCGATCTGACCGAGGGGCGCGGACTGAACGTGGTTCGCGACCTCGTCACGAATTACCGGATCGACAAGGCGGCGCTCGCGCGGGAACTTGGCCTCGCGGCGCCCGCCGCCGGGGTTGATCCGCCCCCACCACCGAACGGCCAGAACGGCGTCGGGCATATTCCGCCCGAGGTCGTCCAAACGCTGCAACAGCTACAGCAGCGGCAAAGCCAGTTCGATCAGTTTCTCACGACGCAGCAACAGCAGCGTTACAATGAGGAAGCCCGTCGCGTTGAGACCGCCGTCACGGCGTTTCGCGATGCGAAGGATGCGTCCGGCAATCTGCTTCACCCACACTACGCTGACCTGGAGGACGACATGATCGCCTTCCTGACGGCGGCGCGTAGCCAGGGCCAGGAGCCGACGCTGGACGAACTCTACGACAAGGCCGTCTACAGCAACCCCTCCACACGGGCCAAAGTCCTCGAATCGCAACGCGCGGCCGAAACGGCACAGCGCACCGCGGCCGAGACGAAGGCGCGGGACGAGGCCAGAGCGAAAGCGGAGAAAGCGAGACGCGCGGGATCGTCCGTCACTGGCCAACCAGGCGCCAGTCAGGCGGCAATCGCGGCGGCGAAAGCCAACGGCGGCTCGCTCAGAGATGTGTTGGAGCGCGCGGCGGATGACGCCTTCAGCGCGCTATGACACCCCGCAATCATTCCCGCGCCCGGTTGATGCCGAGGCGCGTTGGAGATCCGCATGGCTATTCCATCATCCGTCTGGTCGGAGATCGCGACCACGACGCTGTATAATCGGACAAGGTCGCTTGCCGATAACGTAACGAAGAACAACGCGCTTCTGAGACGACTTTCGCAGAAAGGCAAGGTCAAGCCGGTTGATGGCGGTATCGCCATCGTGCAGGAGATCGAGTATAGCGAAAACGGTACTTATAAGCGTTACTCGGGTTATGATATTTTGAATATCAGCCCGAGCGATGTCTTTACTTCAGCGCAATTTCCGTTTGCGCAAGCAGCGGTGGCTGTAAGTATTTCTGGTCTGGAAATGTTACAGAACAGTGGCAAAGAAAGGATGATTGGATTACTTGAGTCGCGTATCGCCAATGCTGAAAAGACTTTCCAGAACAATCTGTCCAATGATTGTTACTCCAACGGAACAGCAGACAGCGGAAAGCAAATTGGTGGTTTGCAGTTGTTGGTCTCGGCGATCAATAACTCTGGCACCATCGGCGGTAGACTGTACGGTTGATGCCGCCGTTAAACCGCGTGAATTCAGGGGAAGTCTCTCGCAGATGATCCTGAGCCAAGCCCATGATGTAAGGCCAGTGGCCCCAGGGTATGGGAAGGTGCAACGCATAGGTGGTGACGAAAGAATAAGCCACCCACGAGCGCGCGGCGACTTTGACTTGCCGAAAATGAAACAGTTTCGTATATATACAGGCATGAAACCCAGGCATCTGATTTCCGTTGGAATGAGACATGGCTTTCTCACCGTGACAGGTGAGGCGGGTTACAATGCCTATGGCTGTCGCATGTTCACGTGCCGCTGTGATTGCGGCGCCGATGTCACGATGCGAGCGACGCACTTCTATGAGACAAGGCGGTATTGCACGCGCAAGTGCCCGCTACTGTCGAAACAGAGAGTGATCGATCTGTTGGGGCAGCGGTTTGGACGCTGGACCGTCAAGGCCAGCGCCGGAACGGACGACCGTGGCGACGCCATGTGGAACTGTTCGTGTGATTGTGGAACGGAAAAGGAAGTGCGCGGCTTCATGCTCTCAGGTGGGGAGAGTAAAAGCTGCGGGTGCGCGCAGATAGAGGCGCTCACGATCTACAAGACGCCTGAGGCCAAGTTGGCGGCGAAACGCATCGTCAGCAGCCGCTCCGCTCGTAAGAACCCTGCTCGCATGAAAGCGAACAAGATCAAATACGAGAACAAGCTATCGTCTGCCACCCCAGGATGGCTCGCGAAGCGTGACTGGGATGCCATGAACGAGGTCTACGAGACCGCGCGCAGGCTGACCAGGGAAAGCGGCATCAGGCACGAGGTAGACCACATCCTTCCGATCAACGGGAAAACGGTCTCTGGATTGCACATCCCGTCGAACCTGCAAATTCTCACGCAATCGGCTAATGTATCAAAGTCGAACAGATATGCTGAACTCATGGGCGACCATGAGAACCTCGGGATAAAAAGCCCTTGGAACGAACACATTGATTGACGCCGGCACCTGGGGATTTTGGCAAAATTCCGCTCTATCCTTCGCGACCCTCGGCCTTGTCGCCGGCACCGCGACGATGCAGACCGTGATGAACCGTCTCTGGCTGTCGATCGCCAGGCAGGCGGACCGTCCCGACCTGTTCATCGCGGACAACGTGTATTTCCGCTACTACTGGGAAAGCCTCCAGGCCATCCAGCGTATCCAGTCCGACACCGATGGCATGGCCGGCTTCATGAGCCTCAAGTTCATGGACGCCGACGTGGTCTATGATGGCGGCTTCCAGGGCACCACGGCGGGCAACGTGGCGGTGCTTGGCTCTGGCGGCTCGTGGCTGTCGGGATCAGGGGCGCCGGCGAGCACGATGTACGGGCTCAATAGCGACTATATCTTCCTACGCCCGCACTCGGATAGGAATATGGTTCCCCTTGATCCCGATAGATTCTCCGTGAATCAGGACGCTATGGTCAAGTTGGTAGCGTGGGCTGGGAATTTATGCATGTCCAACCGCTTCCTTCAAGGAATTATTTCGGCATAGTCCGTGAAAGGAGCACACCATGGCCTACACACCCACGACCCCAGAACTCGGCATCCAGCCCTTCGCGCAGGCGGCGGCGACTGGCACCGTGAACCATCCTCTCGGCACCATCGTCGAGGGCTACGATCCCACGTTCGGCGGAGGCAAGTTCATCTACCTCTACGGCGTGGCGTCCAACATTGTCGGCGCGCTGGTGACGTATAACCAGTTGACCGGCATAACGACGCTGGCGGCGACGACCGGCGGCCAGGACCGGCCGCTCGCCGTGTCGATGAACGCCAACACGTCCATCACGACGGGATCCTGGTATCAGGTGTCCGGCGCGGCGGTGGTGAAGAAAACCGCTGTCAAGATCGCGACCACGTCCTCGCCGGTCTATCTGGCGGGCTCGGGCCGTGTGACTGGCGTGGCGTCCGCCGGCAAGCAGGTTGTCAACGCGACGGCCATTTCGGCGACCGCCGCGACGGTAGCCTCGGCGACATCGACCGTCACCCTGAACATCCAGTTCCCGTT